GTTTACAGTTCCTGCAAGAGATGTAACACTGCTACTATTAGCACCGCCACGACCACCGCCACCTGAACCGCCTGATGCACTTGAACCACTAGCACCAGAGCCACCGCCACCACCGCCAGCGCGTGTTACAGAAGTTCCAGTTATAGATGATGCTAAACCTGCACCACCATTTGATGGACTGCCAGCATTAGATTCTCCAACTGCTCCAGCACCACCACCACCGCCACCTGAACCATCACTTGTGTAATAAGTTCCAGCACCACCAGCAAAACCTTGACCTGCAGTTGCAGCACCACCAGCACCAGTTCGTCTGCCACCACCGCCACCTGAACCACCAGTGCCACCAGTTGTGTTATACTTTTTACCCGCACCACCACCGATTGATGTTAAAGATGCAAAGACAGAATCAGAACCTTGATTTCCATTCGTGTCAGCAGGTACACCAGCACCACCAGCACCAATAGTTAGTGTGTATGAAGTGTCATTAACTAATGCTTGTGTGCCTGTTAAATAACCACCTGCTCCACCGCCAGAACCTACGTCTGAACCACCAGAGCCACCACCAGCAATAACTAAGTATTCAACAGTTGGCGTGGCAGTTGTTCTGGCTGAACAGGTGAAGCCAAATAGACCAAACATTATGCCGACAGATCGCCGACAGCAACCCAAGTGTTAGTTGAGCGTTTGACGATAGATGCACCTGACCATTGCGTACTTAGCTTTAGACCGGGGTTACCGTTTACAGTCACACCAGAACCGCCAGCAATAGTTATTGTTCCTGTGCTGATGTTAAGTAAGTTAAGTACAGAACCAGTTGCGTAGTTGTAAGTGGATTCAGGTGGAACAGTCACAGTAAACGTGCCACTAAATTCTAGAATCTTGCCTTGATCCGCACTGCCAAATGTATAGGCAACAGTTCCACCAGTAGCAACAGGGATGTAAGCACCTGCTGGTTCCCATGTTGTCACACTAGCTGCGCCAGCAGTCAAGTTGTAACCTAGCGTTGCACCCGTTGAGTTGATTCCAGAGGTTCCTACTGTTGTCCAACTTGTAGTGCCACCAGTAGATACAACTAAAACTGCACCAGAAGTAGCAGAGCCAGCAGGAGCAGAACCAAAGCCAACTTTAGTTTCAATCGCTTCAATAGCATCGTTAGCGTTTGAGTGTTGTGCAGAATGTGATGGCGAATCTTGAGAATCCGTACTTAGTGGATTGGTGAAATTGTCAAGACTTGTTGGGTAGTTAGTTGCCATTATTCACCTTAGAACGCCAAAGGATAAGTTTCATTCAGAGTTCCATCATACTTTACTGGATCATCATAATCAGTAGTGCTTGAATCGTATAGCGGTAGGTTGCCAGCAAGCACACCGTAAACCGCATCATCAAGGATGAATGGGAAGTTTGTGACCTCACCAAATTCAAAGCTAATGTTGTACTGGTCAATGCCAATGTTGTGACTGATGCCTGTGATTAAAGCAAATTCAGCAATAGGGTCACCAATGTTATTTGGCGTGAACCTGATACGGACTGCATCGTTAATTTCTAAAGCCAAGATTTTATCTGAGACTTCTTCGCTCTTGTCGTGCAATGTAAAACCTACGGCAGCAAAGCGCAGTTCTGGCAGCTGGTATTTATCAACTAAGAATCCTGCAATGCTCAAAGCATCCGCATCATTGACCATCAGTAGCCCGTCAAGGCTTAGTGTTTGGATTCCAAAGAGTGCTTGTGATTCAACGGAGTCAGCAGTTTGGGCTGTGCCGTTTGTGCGTGTAATCGTAACCCTGTTGTAAAGATTCTCTGAACCATAGGCAACTTCAATGTTGTTGTATGAAACTCCATTGGCTGTACTGTCATCAGCAAAAGCAATGGTTTCAATTAGTGGTGGGAAGTTCACGCGATCTTTGAACGTAACTAATCCATCTTTAGAAATGAATAGTGATCCGGGTTCTGACTGCTCAACTGTTTGTAGATAACCTAGTGTGTTTGTGTTATCTGCAACTAAGTCTGCTTGAAGTAACTGTTGCCCAGTATCAATGTCACGATCAGCAACAGGCCAATCTACTTCTGGTCTGCTAAGAATCGCTTCAATGCGTTCCCCAGAGAATTGCGAAGTCGCGGTGAACTCTGTTAGTTCGGTGTTAGAAATTAAAGCAAAAGCATCTGAGCAAGTAATAGTTGCAAAGGACTTGTTACCTAAGTTGTATGTTAAATCAATGTCATCAATCTCGCCTGTGAATTGACGAACACCGTTTGCTTCGATTACTACTTGTCGCTTAGGTACAAACTGTTGGAAGTAAGGACTAGCTGTAAAGAATGGGTCAAAATAACGGTTGTCATTGTGGAAAGTTACTTTTGCCTGACCAGATGTAAAGCGATCTAGTTCACGGGACTTACCGCGCTTGATTGAAACACTAGCAACATACTGAGTAACATCAACTAGAACATCGCCACCTAGCGGATAAGTTCCATCTAGTAAACCTTTAGTGGCATCGTCTAATGTAAAGAACTCAACATCAACTAAATCAATGTTAAATTCAACAAATACTCTTGTATCTGGTAACACTATGCACTCACAAAGACTGGGCCACTTTTGCGTTCAAAACGTTTAATGGCATCTACGATCTCACGACCTATCTGGTTACCGTCTGCGCCCAAGCCAGCATTTACGTTTATGGTTATGGTTGTTCCCATGCCAGCATTGCGACCTGACAAAGGCACAACTGCTTCAGGCCCGGCTTCACCAATTAAAGCAAGCGTTGGTTTAGTGACAATGCCACCGTTTGCCATTGCAGGAATGTCTACGCCTAACGAATTTGCAAGGTCAGTAATCTTTTGCTTTTCTGTTTTGCTTAATCCCTTGCCAGACTTCTTGTACTTAGCAAGGGTTTCATTAACTAGGTTGATTGCTCTTGTGTTAGTTAGTGAACCATCAACGTTGATAGTAAAGCCAGCAGCAGCGATAGCAGCTCTAACACCATCAACAAGTGCTTGACCTGCTGAAATACCTGCTGTGTAGAACTGAGCAGCAGCGGATTCACCAAGGGCAGTAGCGACAGATTCAGTTGCACTAATCAAAGTATTAACTTGATCTACAACCGTTGCGCCACCGGCAATAATCTCATCAGCTATCTTCGTACCAACATCTGCGCCTGCGGCTAGTACTTGACCAATGGCATTTTCAGATAGACCCATTGCTAAAAGGGTTCTAACCTTATTTCCGAAATCAACAGCCTTAGCAGATTGGGCAATTAGGTTTTCTATAAAGGAACCAGTTTCAGCAGTAGCAGCTGAACTGAAATCTATAATTCCTCTAATTACGTTTGAGATGCCATCCTTAAAACTGTTGTAAGCATCTTTGGCTTTAGCCAGAATGTCATTGTTGCGCGTGAGTTCATCACCTAATAAAGACATTTGAGCCTGAGCAGCTTTAGCAGCTGCGCTCAATCCTTTAACTGCGGTTGCGGTCTTTCCTAAATTTGCGGTTATGGAAGTATCAGGAACAGGAACACCAGCAACAATTGGAACGCGACCCAACTTAACGCGCTTGATTCCCTTATTTTCTAGAGCATCATTAGCTTGAGTTGCGGCTAATGCAACAGCGTTAAGGGTGATAATGTTTCCACCAATTTTGCCGTTCATTAAATCTGCGTATTGCCCCATGTTCTTAAATGCAGCTACACCGTTAGATTCCATAAAGCGTATTTCTTTATCGGTTGCAGATGCAGCAATGCGTGTTTCTATAAACTTTCCAACAAGGAATCCAAGAGCTACTACAAGTAATCCAATTCCTGTACTTGCTAATGCGCTTCTAATGGCAACTGCTAACACACCAAAGCCAGCAGCACCGTATAAAGTAGCAATTCTCATAGCTGTTAAAGCAGATGTAATGCCAGCAATCAATGGTGGGCCAACAGCAAGACCAATCATGGCAATTTTCATACCAACTAAGGTAAATGTTACTTGAGCAATAACTTTTGCTAGTCCTTCAAGATTGAATAAAACGTTTGAAATTTCAACGCCTAAAGTCTTTAAGCCACCTTCAGCACCTTGAAATTTAACAGCTTCAACAACTCGTTGAATAGCAGGCAAAAGTCTTTCATTAAAAGCAGAAACTACCGCCAAAGCTGCTGGTAGTAATGCTTCACCTAAACCGGCTTTCGCATCTTCCAAACCCGATGTTAAGAATTTAAGTTGATTGGCAAGACCGTCAGCCGTACGAGCTACGTCACCTTGCGCTAATGCGCTGTCTTTCATAATCAAGGCATAAGCAGCCTGTGTTTTAATTGCTTGAGGTAGTACGCCCTTTGTTGTCGTAATCAAACCATCAGCTAAAGCCTGTTCTTTAAGTCTTGCTTCATTTAGTGCAATACCAAAACGCTTCAATGGCTCAGTTTCGCCTGAAAGACCTGAACGTAAAGCCATCAAAGCATCGCCAATAGGAACGTTATTAAACGAAGCTAAATCTGCGGCTAACTGAACTAGCCCGGTACTCATTTCAAAGGATGCTTGTTCTGAAATACCAAATGCCCTGAATAAGTTGCCGTAAGTTCCAGCTGCTTCAAGTGCAGCTTGACGGCTTACACCTAAAGCCTTGCTAGTTGTTTTTGACCAGTTCTGTACTGCTTCTGCATTTTGCCCAAACACAGTATTAGATTTAGCAATAGATTCAGAAAGAGTAGACGCAGCCATTACAGCAGAACGTAAACCTTGAACGGCTTTTGCAAAACCTATGCCAGCAAGGGCAGCTTTAAGTAAATTTGCTTGACCAGTTATGCCCTTAAAAGAATTTGTAGCCTGATTAACGCCTTTAGGATCAAAGGTCGAAGTAATCGGAACAATAATTGCCATAACTATTTAACCTTTTTCAAACTGTCATTGTACGTTTTAGTCAATTTCCTAATTGTACCAACTACTTGATCTTTGATATATGGAATTTCTCTTTCAGCCGCAGGATAGACATAACGTGAAGCCTTACCTTTTGCATTTAAGCCACGGATCATGGCTTGACCAGAACGAGTCTTACCTCTTGCTTTACGACCAGACATATCGGCAATTGAGAAGCTAGCTGCTCCTTGTGCAACTATTCGTTCGCCAGCAACAATAGAAACTAAGGAATACCCTCTTTGTTCTGCTCTTTTTGTAAAGTTAGTTTTTACTCGTACCTTGAAGCCTGCGGGCCTCCAAGCCGTTCGCCCATTATGAACCATGCCCGACAAAGGTGCTTCTGTTGGAATGTTGGCTTTAACTGCATTAGCTACGGGTTGTGCGCCACTGCGTAAATCTCTACGAGCTTGCTTGACAATTTCTTTATCTATAGAATTAAGGATTTTTACAGTTTCTGCTATGCCAGTTATTTTTGCAACTGCCATTACTGCCCCTGACTATTTCTCCAGCGCAAGTACATACTCATAGTAAAAAGCATACGCTCAGATTCTTCCATGAGAACTGACGGAGCAATGCCAGTTTCACACGAAAGATAAGCCACAAACCAATGTTGGGATGAGTCACCCAACCCGGTTATTTTGGGCTTGCTTCACTCGCTTCGATAGTTTCAACTTCATCGCACCAATCTTCAAACGTCTTTTTGGTTTTACCCTGACGTTCTAGCCAATGCCATGCAAGCCACAATAGATCAGTAATGCGAAAATCGGTTTCAAGTGAAGCAACCGATTTTGTAAACTTGTCCTCAAATGCAACAAGGTCACGCGCCGTAGCAGATACTTCTTCTACTGTTTCGTCATTAAAAGTAACGCGCAGGTTGATCTTCATGTTAGCTCGTTGCCCTGACCACTGTGCCACTTGTCGGAAGAGTGATCGAGAATGTTGCTATGTCACCAACGCTTGAAGCAAATGGTGAGTATGAGTTCACTAAGCAAACGGCGGTGTAAGAAGGGTTGGTTGCTGAAACAGTTGAAGATGTTGGAACGATAACAACTGTTGCAAGTGTGTTGTAAAGCGGAAACAGCGTGGCATCAACTGAAGATGCTGCGAAGTCCTGCATGAACTGAAGCGTTACAGAACCTGATTTAAGTCCGCCGATACGCTCCCGGAAAGTTGTGCCGAAGGCAGTAGTTTCCAAGTCATCGGATTCCAAAGCGAGTTCAACGCTGTTTAAGTTTGTGGAAAGGTTTGTACCATTGATTGTGATTTTGTAATCGGTAGCTGCGAATTTCGCCATGCTGGTTTGCTCCTAGTCTGCGTAGCAGAGAACTACGAACTCTGCCGATAAATAGTTTACCTCACCAACAGTTAGTTCCCCATAGTTACGCATATCGGTAACTCTGAGATCGAACGCTGTGCCGTTGAGGGTCTTATCTGATTCTATCGCTAGTTTAATACTGTTCGTTCCTGTGCTTGCGCAGTAAGCATCTAAGGTATTTTGACCTGTTCGCTCAGATACACGACCAACAATTACTTGAACTGCAAACGTATAAGTCTGCATTCCCCTATGAAAGGTTTCATCATAATTCACCGTGACTGGAAAGACTATTGCGATAGGTGGACTGATGCTGTCAGGTTGAAAGTCTGAAGTTCTAAGACCACTAATAGTTGCAAGGTTATTTTTGATCCCTGTTCGTAGTTCAGAGATGGAAGCCATTATGCAAAACCTCTAAGTTTGCGATACGGCGCAACCAGTTGCTCAACGTCTGGGTCAAGGTAACGACTTACCCGGATACTTCCCATATCTCCAAAAGACAAAACGCCCAGAGGACTGTCGAGTCGCTTAAAAATTCTGCTTGCCTGAATGATGCAGGCTTGAGTGATTGGGGTTGGCACAGAAGGCCATCCAAATACGGCGGTTAGTTTTACCAATGCTTGTTCTACTTCTACTGGAAATAGATAGTTTTCAACAGCCCGTATCCGTGTGTAAGGAACAGCAAGACCATCTACGTTTCCGTTAAGTGGTTCTAACTGATAATCAATAACTGACCAAGTGGTATCAAATACACCATCACCAGCAGCTGAAGTTTGCAAAGTTATGGCTGTACTAGAAACGTCATCTATCTGAGTAATAAAAGAATCTTCTGCTGCGTAGTAACGGGTAGCAGTACCAGATGAATAGAAGTAACGCCCAGCGTGTCCGTCAATAGCGCGTGATGCAGATTCAACAGCCATTTCAAGTAATGTATCGTCTACGTTGTCAGAAATGCGTAAAGCTGCTTTTACTTGCGCAAGTGTGGCATAGCCGTTTGTGATAGCCAAAGAAACTCCTAAAGTCTTTACTATTCTACGGCAGAGTAAAACCCCCAAATTTCTCTGGGGGTTTTGTCTATTAGATTTTTTAGTTCTGTGAACGCCAGTCCCATTCAGCCTGACCGTAGTAGGTCACGTTGAAATAATCTATCTGAGAGTTGATTGCTTCACGGTTGTACTGATTTCTTATGTCCTCAACTTTTTCTTCAATTGCCTTTGCTTCTGGCAACATAACTAATCTTGCCCAACCATAGGCTTCTTGCCATTCTTCTTTCCAGATTTGTTCTTTACTCCAACCTGAAATTCGTACTCGAACGGCTTGACCACCTGAGTATTTGTCGCTCTTTACTGAAAACTTAATTTCAGCAGGGAATTCCCCAGCCTTTTGCAATGCGTTAAGTTCTTTCTTCACTGCTCTTGAAATTTCTGCTGCATCGTAAAGTTCACCAACTCTTGAACCCACGAAAGTATCTGCATACATGGTGTTTTCGTAACTCACTTTGTCCTCTTTTCTATTTACTTAAAAATTCCTTGACCGGCAAAAATGCCAACCATTTCTTGAAAGTTTTCTTGTGATGCTTCCCATTTCACTGAGTAACATTCAACACAAATGCCACCGGGAAACTCTTCAATTGGTTCCATGTAAAAAGCGCAACTAGCGCAAACAATCAATTTCATAACCACTCCTTTCCTTATATAACTATTGTGACAGTTTGTATAACAAATGTCAAGCTGATTTAACAGCCAATGCTGACAAGATTTCTTGTGCAATTTGCTTTTGTTTTTTAGCCATTTCTTGCGCTATTTTGTTAGCGACTGCGTAAGCTTTCTCAACCATTTCAGGGCTAACTTCCCATTTTGACTCAACAGGAATTTGACCAATCATTTTTCTCACCCCTCTCTGTCCTACATAACTATTATTTCAGTTTGTATAACAAAAGTCAAGGGTCAAAACGCTTGATTCTATTGAGTTTTTTGCCTAAAAAGAAGTTGATCTTGCAAATACTGACTTACTGTTGATCTTGCTAGTGAATCACTGGGAACTGTGTGACCGGCATAGGCGTACTCAACATCAAGGTCTAAAGTACAGGCGTAGGTTGCACCTGATACCGCCGTTCCAACCCAAAAGCACCAGTCATCAAAAGGGGCAATGCTTTGGTCAAACTGATTATGTTCCCAAAGCCATCTGCGAACTGGTGAACCGCAAGTGATCATGTTGGCGTGCAGACCTAGAACCTGTTGATTAGTCACGTTTGCAGGTGTCCAGATTTGCCCTGTGTCGTATTGGAAACCCAAAGCCAGTACATCAGCTGTGCAAGTATCTATCTTGTCTAATGCGTGTGGTCTGTATCTATCGTCAATGCCAACCCATGAAACCCAATCAGTCTGGCAATTCTCAAAGGCTAGGTTCATCATGTCGCTAAAGGCAAAGTCATCAAACCAGTGAATAACGGTAATGCCGTCTAAATCTAAATTGGTTTTATCTATCTCATGGAACAAAACTAAAACTACTTTGTCTGGCTTACGGTTTAGCGATCTAACGGACTCAATGAAACCCGGTATGTCTTGTGGGTAACCATGACAGATACTAACTACGCCTACTGTTGTACTAGCCGCCAAAAGGTTTCACCAGCCTTATCAATCATGTGCCGTAAGTAATCAGCATCTTGCCAATCCTCAATGCTAGTAATTCCCACATTTTCGTTCGTATGAATCCTGCAACCTGAAAGAACGGCTTCCATAACTGCACGACATTCCGATTCAAACGCTAACGGTAAATGCACAAACCACTGCGACCTTGCCATTGCATCTAAGACTTGATCACGCGGTACGTTACTAAGTGCCTTGAACTCATAACCTGCTTGTGCTGCCCATAGTTCTGCGTTCAGTTTCCCTTTGAGTGGATGTTCACGCGCTGCCCATAATGCAAACGGTTGCTTGTCCATGTGGTCATAACAATTGTTGGTATTGAAGTAGCTGAGAACCTGCGCCGTCTTGCGTGGCTTAGACCATGCCAATTCCCTAGCCATGTGTGCCGGGGTATGGGTTACGAATAACCGACTGCCAGAAATCAAGGCATCAAGGCTTGCGCGTGGTGTTTGTAAGTGATGAACAAATACGAATGGGTCATG